CTCTGTGGCTCTACTGGAGGTGGCAGAGGGTAGGCCATTTCAGCTTCTCTCTGCAACATCTCGAGCATGTGTTTATTGCTTTGTTGGTTTCGTGGAGCATTTATTTGCCCTGATTTATTGTTAACCAAAAAGCTTTTGGGGTTGATATTAACAATTTGAGGTGAAGATCCCGAATCTGTTCGTGCATTTTCTTGAACATTTAGAAGTTCTGATCCGAATATTTTTGCGATACTAGCTGCTGCTAAACTGTCTTCGTCGTACATAATGAATTATCTAAGTCCGTTTGTTTTGCCTTTAGTTAATACAGCTGTTGCTGACCAAGGATGTAAACTTTCAATGTGATCAGTAACTATGCTAAAGTCTGTAATCTTGCCTTCGTCGTGCATACTATCTAGGCCCTGATAAAATAAACGAATTGCGTCTTCTGTAAAAAGTAAATTTGAACCGTTTAGTTCAGCAAATGCTTGTTCATCTCTTCTCTTACAAATAATCACGACCTCTGTTGGTACTTGCGTTCTAGCCATTTCAACAACATCTTCGATATACACGGGTTTGTTTGGATCAAACTGCACCTTGATTTTAGCGATTGAACGTTGGCTGTGTCCGTTTGCAGCCTGCCCTCTTTTTTTGGTAGCATCTTGTGCTAACTCAAAAGAACAAGGACAAGTTGAGCTGTAAACGTAGTTGACGGTCAGAAAGAACTTGTATATGGACCCATGCTTTTCACCTTCCAACACACAGTCATAAAAAATATAACCTACGGCTTTCTCATGGCTGAGTTTAACACCCTCTGCTATCTTGAATACTTGCTCATCTGGAGCATCGTCAGGCAATTCCTTTCTAGTTCTCAGAGCTTCTTGAATCCAGGGATATTTAAATTTCATTTTGCAATAAACAGAATGAGATCCTTGTTTCTTTTGAAGTTGATCTAGAATGTGAGTAATGCCTTCGATAGAAACGTGATTTGCAATCTGTTCATGCATTACTATTGGAAATCTACTAAGATTCAACCCTTTTGCATTTGGGTTATCAAGAGATCCATAAAGAGATACAGATGTTGTGAGCTTTTCTATAGAACCGTCTCTTCTGATAAAGTTTACAGGCAAATCTACACCGGATACACCAACTTTGTTAATCGGTACCTTCGAACCAGGAATTACTGGATCATTTTGAGGATCAGGAAGATCGGAATCTTCGGGATAGTATGCCGCATCATAATCAAACTTAAGATGCGGCATGTGTTTTGTGTAATCAATCGTATTAAACATATATTAGAGATCAGCAAGAAGTTTTTTGAGTGCTTCGTCTGTAGATTCATCAGTTTCATTTACAACCTTACTGGACGGTTGAGCTTCATAAACTCTTTCAATCGAAGAATCTGTTACTTTGATGGTGTCTGCTTTTTGGGTATTGAGAGGTTGGCGATACACAGAACCATTCTGTTCATCAGAACTATCTTCTTCTGCCCTAGAACCTGTTGTTAGATTAAAGAAATGTTCGTCAAGCAAACGCTGCATTTCAGCTGGAGTTGTTTGTTTATTGACCGCCTTAAGATCGTGAATAGAATCGTAGATTGCTTCCATTTGTTTCTCTGTCAAATCGATTGGGGATGGCGAAAGAAATTTAGATGAAGCATATGTAACCATTTGCTTATTGCCCCTACCAGTTCCTGTTCTACTTTCACATTTAATTCTGAGAGTTGAGCCATTAGCAATGTCAAAGACCTTTTCTACACCAAACTCTTGAGCATCATCTCCTTCTAGAGCAGACTCAATGATCTTGGCTAGTTCTTTGCCATAACGAAGAATTTTAACTTTGCCTTCGTTTTCCGGAGTTTCTGGATCCGAAATGACGTACACGTTCACCATCCAGGCTTCTTTACGAGAGAGAACTTTGGCAGATTCTTTTTCTGACTCAGTACCATTGCGGTAGGTTTTAAGATAGTAAGCGTCGATAGGACACGTATCTCCAAATGTAGTGGGGCAAAGAGCAGTAACATACTTGCCTGTTGCATTGGAGTTCCAACCGTGGTTGTAATAATGAAAAATTGTCTCTTTTGGTGAATTAGGATTGGGCACAAGGCGTACTTGATAAGTGTTTCCTGCAGAAAATTTCATAATCTCTTTGTAAAGACCATTTCCATTGCTGCCTTCCTTTTTATCAGATGATAGTGATTGTTTAATTGCTTCGAACATTGATTTGGTGTTAATACTCATAATTCTTGTTTATAATACTTCATGTTTTTTCTTTGTCAACTGCCTTTCAACAAAATCTTCCAAAAGAGGCACAGTCTTTGCAACAAGTTGTTTTAGTTGAGTTGAGTGTTTATATTTTGTGTACAGCTCTTTAAATTGTTCTACGAACTGTCCGACAAAAAATTTTTGTATTTCTTCTGATAAACTGGTTACAGAAGAAAAAATATTAGTGAACTCCATCACACTGTATATGTTGATTTTATTCTCTTTATAGTGTTTCATCCACGTAAAAATGTCAGCTGTTCTTTGGTGAGGATATTGGTGAAAGTAAATATTGTGTTCAATACAATATTTTGCTATAAATTGTAAAGAGTTTTTGACGCTATCCAGCTGTGTATCAGGATCTTCAAGCAACATCTGCTTTTTGTACATGGTATATGATTTTACTGCTCTCATTGTAGAGAAGTATTCCAAATCAAAGTATTCTACATCAGCGTACAGCTTATACGGTGCTGAAAAATATACATCTGGATCTATATCTTTATGTTTAACAAAAAGATTGGATATCCTTTTTAAGAATTTGTGTTTTTCGGTGTTGAGAATATCACTAAAGTTTTGCTTTAGTTTGAAGGGTTTGTTTCTTAGCTTTCTTGATACTGCTAGATGTTTGTTGTACAACAGTTTTTCTAGCTGAGTCACGTCGTTTGTCATTTGCTGGTAATAAATTCTTCTTGAGTGTGGATTTTGTTATTTTAGATTTTACTAGATTTGGATAGACTAACAACAGCAGAAATACAGCCTCTCTGAAGGAGTCAGTGGATGTAATTTTCGTAAAAAAGTCTTGATATTCTTTGTTCTCAATTAACAACACAAATAATGTTGCTGTATTGATTTTTTTATTTTCCAACATCGATATACAAGAACCAGCTTTGTCCAAAGCTTCAAGGAATTCCTTCGAATATACCTGATCGAGTGGAGTAGAATTGGAAACATTTAGAAAAAAATTTCCGTTTTTAATATTCAGCATCAAACCTAATTAACTAAACAGCTGACGGTTTCAACATTTTACTAAATTCAATAAACTCGTCTGTAAGACTTCCTCCTGCAGCAGCTGCATGACCTCCTCCTGATGCAATTCTCTGAACAAGCTTGGATACATCAACAGAAGAGTTGTTGTTTCTTCTCACGGCTATTCTTTTTTTATCAAGCATTACAGCAATTGCTACTTCGTTGTTTAATTTTTGTAACAACCAGTCACAACATTCTTGTACATATTTTTCACAAAATACTGCTCCAACCTTAATGTTTTTTTGTCCTTCAAATTCAATTTCCCCAAAATAAGGTTTTAGCGTCTCTATGTACTCGTCTCTGTGTTTTTTATATAAAGCAATTGTGTTTTGTTTAAATTTATCAAAGGGATAAAAACCGTTGTAGTAATCCTCAACAAAGGAAACAAACTTATTTGACATGGAATGATATACAATATTCAGACCTTCCGACAAAGGAGTAGATTTTGTATTAGAATCCCAATCATCGGCTAGCGCAATTAGCGTCTTTTGAGCATTAGTGATAGTTTTGCTTGTGTGTTTAAAAAACGTATCATAAATTAATTTTGCGCAGCTAGTTTCGTTGTAAATATATGCTAAGGCGTGCTCAAACTGAAAAAGGTTTGTTTTATGATGATCGAGAATTACCGTTTTGTTATTATCTATTAAATGTCCTATTTTTGAAACGTCTAGGTCTAAAAAATAAATTTTTTCCCATGTTTTATTTGCAGAAAGCAGTTTTTGATAATCTTCCTCAAGCTTCATTGGAGTTGTGCCCATTACGTCTAATTTGCTTCCGTAAAGCCAACAGAGTACCAAATAGCTAACGATACCATCTAAATCTGTGTGAGTTACGACTTGAATTTTTTTGTCAATCATTTGTTAAAGCATCTAATGTTGTTGTTGCGGATTGTATATTGCTTTCTGTGTCGCTGTCAGGCTCAAAATAATCTGAGTTCGTTTCTTTTAACGTCAACGTGTTGTAATTGCATCTAAACGCTGCATGTCCAAAATTAGGACCAAACCGATTTTTTTGTATACCCATATTAATTATCCCAAGCTCTCTGTCTTCCTCTTCTTGCCACAAAGAACAAATTACATCACACGTCGCTGCTAAACCGATCGATTCAGAAATACCTTCCATGCCTGGAGATGCTGTGTTGAAAGAACCTCTGTTGAGCTGGGTGGCTGAAACGAACGGAATCTTATATTTAAAAGACAAAGCTCTTAGGTGCTCTGCTATCTCTTTAACTGATTCATAAGAATTTAAATTCTTTGCAATTGGGTGGATGAGATTAATATAATCAATTACCACAATATCAGGAACAAATCCTTTGTGTTTCAGCTTAGTAATAAACGCATCTATTTGTCTTACGGTTATTGTTTTTGGTGGGTACTCTTTAATGACTAATTTGCTGCCTAATCTGCTTTTAATATGTTTTATTTGTTCTCGGAGCTCATCAGTATACAGCTTCAGGTCCCCATGAGGTATTTGCGTTAACTGTGTACTGATTCTCTTAGAGTACATAAATTCCGACATTTCGAGAGTTATTAACAAAACATTTTTGTCTGCTAATAACATATTAGTTGATATGTTACCTAATACGATTGACTTGCCGACGTTCACTTGACCCGCAAACACTGTTAATGTTTTAGGAAACAACCCGCCTTCTGTTTTTTCATCAAAAAACTTCCAGCCTGTAGGTATTGGATTGTAAATAGCAACAAGTTCTTGTACGTGTTTTTCAATGTCATCAAAATACCAATGGCCTAGGTTTTCTTTTAACGCAATGTTGTAGGCCTTTTCAAAATCCACCAAGACTTCTTCTATTGAAAATGTTTGGTTGGAAAATTTTTCAGCAACATTGAGGATGATCTTATATGCAAATCTCTCCTTTAAAAACTTTTCTGTATTATGTATAAGTTCTTCTTTATTAAAAGGCCCCTCTAATAATGAAAGTTTTTGCTTGACCTCTGTTAGAGCCTTTTTGTCTTCTTCAGAAATTAGCCGTGTTTTTAGTTCAGCTATAGAAGGCAGAGTACCTCTTTCTGAAAAGAAAGCAGTAATTCCACTAATCACTCTGCCGATATTTTTGTCTGAAAAAAAAGATGGATCGATGTGACTAATAATAGAACTTAAATACTCTTGATCAGTAAGAGCATTTAGCAACAAAACGTTTTCGAAGTAGTCTAAATCTAGTTTATTGTTAGGAATGCTCATTCGGAATCAGTCTCGTCTGAGTCGCTGGTTGAGTCAACTGTCCCATAACGAAGCTCTTCTTGAAGTTTTTGTTCAAGAATAGGACAAACTTTTTCCCAAAATACTGGATCTTTTTCGATGTTTTTCCTATACCCTACACTCTCACCATTAAACTGGTATGTCTTACCGCTCTGTTCTATGACACCCAAAGCCAAAGCTAAGTCGAACAAGCCAGTATTTGCATCAAGTCCTGTTTTGAAATTCAAATACAACTCTGTTTTGAGAAACGGAGGAACAACGCGGTTTTTAACCGTCATTGCTCCCATTGTAACACCAGACACATTATTTGCAATTGCAATTGAGCTCTCATCTGGATTGTCTGATACCTTTTCGTTCCTTGTTGAAAGTTGGACTAGCACAGAAGCTAAATAAATTGGACCTTTGCCTCCTGCTTGATTTTTAATGAGACTCGGAAACATTTCCATGCCTTCATAGATGTGATTTGAAAAAAGAATTGGAACTCCTGCTTTTGCTGCTTTGTATGTGATTGCTCTCATCATGCTCTTAGTTGCTTTAGCTCTTTGACCAACATCAGCTGCATCCTTTCCTTTGCGAGCGTCTTCAATTTCTTTTGAGGAAGCCAAGTTTCCAAGCGAATCGATAGAAATGATGAACTTCAATGTGGGATCATTTGCAGCAATTACATTGTCTAAAAATGTTGAAATTTGATTTCTACAATCTTCAATTGTTTCTACTGGATAGTACTTTGTTTTTTTTAAATCCATTCCTACGTTTTTCGCACTTTCTTTGTCAACTGCTACTTCTGAATCCCAGATAACTGCGATGTAGCCTTTTTTCTGAGCGTTGGCTAATACTTTATTAATGATAAGCGTTTTACCAGCTCCAGAAGGTCCAGCAAACCCAGTGATGCGTCCAACAGGAACTCCCTTGTACAAAGAACCGGAAATAATTGCATTCAAAGCTTTTGAACCTGTGTCAATCCAATCGGATGGAGTTGAAATGCAGTTATCGTTAAGCGCACATCCATCAGGATTCAATTTATCTACGTCACCAAATATATTTTTGAGATTATTCATCGATAGCAGAATCTCCTAAAATTAATAATTTTCAACGCCAGAAAACAAAAAAGCCTCTCACCGTTTAGCAGTGAGAGGCTTTGTTGGTATTAAACTTTATTTTTCTTCATCAAACAGCTTGACGACTTCTGGATCTTCTGAGATAGTTTGTGGTGGTGCGGCATGCACTTCAAAAAGCCCGTTATATTGTCTTGTAAATTGTTCTGCTAACGACAACTCATTGCTCATGGTAATGGCGTTTTTATTGAAATTCCAAACGGTTGGAGCTGTTCGATCGCTCAAAAACTCACGAAAGAACAAGGGCAGAATCTGTAGCTGTAGATGGCTTGTTTGTGGATTCGGCTGAACATGAACAAGAGCAGGGTTTTCGATGGAGATAGTTGTGTCTGTTTCTTTAACGGAAACCCCGATAATTGTTCTGCCGATGTTATCTAAAAATACTGTTAGTTTGTTATTCATCACTATTAATTTACGTTAAAAATAAAAGTTTTCAACTATAAAAACATTAGTTGGCATCTATTTCTACTTCAGACGAAAGATACTGTAATACTATTTCTCCTTTTTGTGTTAAAAGTATTCGGTCGTCTGACGCAATGAATATAATGTCGTAC